GTCATTCCTCCAGTTGAGGAGGATGGATCATACCAAAGAATAGCTCCATCAGTAAATGCTGATGTGTCAATCCCATGCACTACACCAAATGCTGTAATACGGCCAAAGGCATTTAAAGCAATATTTTCTGTTGCTACACCAATAATTGCTTGGTCATCAGTTAATCCAGCAGTTGTTGGAGCAAAAGTAATAACGCCACTTGCCCCCACTACGCCAGTTTTCATAATTAACTGACCTTCAGTAATGGCTGCCGATGCTTTACCATAAATGAAGATTTCTTCGCCAATTTGCTGAGTGATGTTGCCACCACCCATGCCAACATTCATAGATCCTGTTGTTTGGTCATACCACATACGACCAGCAGCAAGAGTTGTTCCTGAACCGCTTCCATATTGAATATAAGTAGGGCTAGAAATCGCTCCAGTCAATCCTGACATGGAAGTAATGTCGCTATTTGCACCAGAAGCAGCAGCTCCTAGATTTGTTCTAGCGCCACCAGCAGTTCCAGATCCTGTTCCGCCACTAGCAACATTGAGTGTTCCGCCAAGGGTAACAGCTCCAGTTGTGGATGTTGCAGGAGTTAAACCAGTAGAATCTGCGCTAAATGAAGTAACGCCAGTTGCAGGAGCAGCAGCCCAAGCAGGAACGCCAGCAACAATGGTCAAAATATCGCCATTAGAGCCTGGCGCAACAAATGAAGTTGTTGAAGCTGCCGTCTGGTATGGCAAATAATTAGCACCACCACCAGCTAAGTTTGTTGCTGCGCTTGCAGTTGCAGCATTTCCAGTAATTGAGCCAACAATAGGGTTGGTTACAGTTAAACCACCCAAAGTGCCAACTCCAGTAATTCCAGAGTAATTACCGCTTAAATAACTAGCGCCAATTGTTCCGCTAGTAATCTGTGATCCAGCAATAGAAATATCGCCATCACTTGCGCTGGTAATTTGACCTTGAGCATTTACAGCCAAAATAACGGCTTTGCTTGAAGATCCATAGGTTGCAGCAGTAACGCCAGTATTAGTGATGCTAAATTGAGTTCCAGCTAAAGTTAAGCCAGTTCCTGCTGTATAGCTAGAAGATACGCTAAAGTTAGACCAATTAATTGCAGTTGTGCCTAATGTGCCACCTGGTTGAGCTGTGCAATACCAAGCAGATCCGCCTTGGCTACCCTCAATAATGAAGGTAATAGCGCCTAAATACTCATTCCAATCATCAGCGCCAACAGCTCTTGACCATGCTCCTGCTGCTGCTGTGTAAATACCATTTTCAGAAGCAGTAGATTGATTTTTAACAAGAACTCGATCTCCAGCAGCTAAAGTAACAGTATCTACTGTTAAAAGCCCTGAAAGTGTTGGAATATTGGCTGTTGAGGCAACTAAACAAGGCTCTTTCCAGCTTAATCCAGCAGCATAGTAATCAACATATTGCTTGTTCGCTATGTCGGTTGCAGCAGTTGGAGCAGCTAAAACAGTTCCTGAAGTAAAAGCACCAGTAGAAGGCGTTGTTGCTCCAATTGGAGTGCTATCTATGGTGCTATCAGTAATATGCAATCCTGATTGCTGTGGATCAGGAGTGGCATAAAAAGGCTGCCCCTGTCCTATAAAAGTCTGAAAATTACCATCAACATCAAAATACGCCTGAACAGGCAATAAATTTTGAACTGACGAATCGGATGGATTAGCCATTTTATTCCTTCAGGGTAAACCCTAATTAGTTTTGAGTGCCAACAACAGTTACATATAAAAGACTAGGGCCAGCAGCAGAACCAATGGCAGTCAATGTAAATGGAGTGTTAGGAACTGCCAAAACAATAGGCAAAGTCATCAAAGGAGGCAAAACAAAACTGCCAGGAGTTCCTGAAACTGGTAATGTCGCAGCAGGAGCTGTATCAAGGCTGGAAATTTCTACTGCAACAGCAGCAGCTCCAGTATTGATAAACGAGGCAAAGTTGATTTGATCGTTAGATGGGTTTGCAATTTGCAAAGAGGAAGTTGCAGAAGCTGTAACCGAGAGAGCATAGGTTTGACCTAGAGGCCGTATAACAACTGTATTAGACATAGTTGTGATCCTTTAAAAAATATGGACTTTCCATATTATGAGCTAATTTTACACAAATAAACAGAAAATTTTTAGCGATTTCTGAGCCAATTTCCAAGGTGTCCTTCAAAAACTTTTAAGCCAATATGACCCATGCCAATTTCAGGATCAATCCATACTTTTCCGCCAATATTTCTCCATCTTACGCAAAAGGAATAATCTTCTCCCCATTTATATTCTTTTTCCTCATCAACAAAGTAATCAAACAATGGATAAAACTTCTTTGTTTTTGATTCATTGTGAAAATATTGCTTTGGATAGGCTTCAATCATCTTTTCAATGCAATTTCTGGTGATTTTTATAAACCCTGCTGGAACTGCCTCTACTTCTAAAAGACCAGTATTCGGATCTGCCCATAGCTCTGCCTTATCAAGATAGCGCACATTAAATCTAGCTGGCTCTGCTCTTACTGGATAAATGCCAGCAACTAAATCAACAGGATGATCTATTAGCTTTAATAAAGCACCAGCTTCCCAAGTTACATCAGAATCAATAAATATCAGCTCATCGCAGTCTGAATGATAAAAATTGGTTGCAATTACCCCTCTGCAATCTGCTATAAGCGCATTGCCTATATCGTCAACAAGAGTAAATTTATCGCCTCTTTTAATAAGAGAAATTAAATCTGTCATTAGGGAGCGCATTGTCCCCATGTGAACTGTTCCTGTATATGCAGGAATGGCTACCATAATATGTTTCATTTCTTTCCTTCACAAAGAAAAAGCCCTTCCTTTTTGGGGAAGGGCCATTTACTACATTTCAGCTATTAGGCTGTTAAACCAACATTTTGCAAAGCAGCAATAATGGCATTAACAGCAGCTACTGTTTCAGCAGTAGTTGGAGTTGCAGCCAAAGTTGTGATTGCAGATGCTTGCACAACAGGAGTTGCGCCATAAAAACCCAACAAACCAGTTGCTGAACCAACGATAGCTACGCCATCAGTTGAATCACCATTAAATAGGTAATGTGGGGTTACTGTTGAAGCTGGGCCTGGATTAGACATAATTAGTTTCCTTTCTTATCCGTTAAATTAAGCTGCTACTCGGCAAGCCAACTCTGGGTAGAGTGGGGCCCATCCGTATAGAACATCCAAACGAGTTGGGATCGAATCGTTGTTAATGGTGTATTGACGAACTACACGCATTGAAAGACCGATTTCCTTGTCGCTTGCACGACCAGCAAAATGAACGCCTTCTGGCAACTCCAAATCAGCAGCAGCCAATGTGAAAGCATTGCGATGCATGATGATGTTTTGTGGAGATACTGCACCAGTTTTGTTGAAAGGAGTTACAGCAGCAGCGCCAGGAGAAGGAATGCTTACATTCTGGAACTGACCAGCAGTAATAACAGCAGGAGAAACCACAACTGACAATGCACCAGAGCCTGAAACAGCTTGCTTAACAACAAAGTTACGCAACTTGTTAGAGCCGTATGCTTGACGATTTTGTGGGTTAACTGCATAAACACCAGCGATTTGAATCACATCGCCAGCATTCAGGTTAGCTGTGCCACCTGAAGGAGTGATGCTGATGGTAGAGCTAGAAGCCCAGCCAGAAGTCAAATAACCAGTTGCTGTTGAAGTGTTGGTTGCCAATGTAACGCCAGCATAAGAACCGAATGTGTAGGAAACAATGTTTTGATCCATTTTCCAGTTCATACCACCAGAATCACGACCCATTAAGCCCTTAGTGTATTGCTCACTAATTGCTGTTTGTGGGTTGAACAAGCCTTTCAAGCTGTTAACGATAGTTGCTGATGTGAATGGCTCAACGATACAGCTTCTGCGACCATCACGAGGAGCGCCTTCAGCATCGAGATAAGCCTGACCAGTCAAATAAGTAATCAGATCAGTAGGAGGAGTTCCTGCTTCACCAACGATATTTGCTGTGTTTGCAGTAGCCATAACTAGACCATCACGATCAATTTTGTTGGCGATAGCTGCAACGGCTGGCTTCAATACACGATCAGAGAACATATCCAAGCTCAATGCCAAGTCCTGAGTTGTGAATTGTGTATCCACATGGAACTGGGTAGAGAGAGTTACAGGAACAGAAGTTTCGTTGAAATCTTCAACATTCAATGCTGGGCCAGTTGTGCCGATAAAGCGACCTGGTCTGCGAACATTGACTGTGTTACCGATTTTTGCGCCAACTACTGCGAACTGGTCATCATAGTTACGATCTACTTCAGAAGTAAATGTAAGTTCGTTTTCCAAAACCATCAACGCTTCGTTGGTGATCTTGGAGATGGTTAATAGAGTATTACTCATTTCTCATTTCCTTTTTTAGAGAATATTAGGGTTTCCTTACCTAATTTTCTTCGCTAAACGAGCAGCTTTCCATTGAGCATAAGTTCCATGAAATTCCCCATTGGAATCTATTGGAGTGTCTGCTGCCGAGCCATTCGTTTTTAGTGGAGAAATAGGTGCAGGAGCTTTAGACTTCGCTACAACAGGCTTCCCTTCAGGCTTAGATTCAGCTTTCGCTTCAAACTTTGCCTCCAATTTCCCAAACTCTCTCAAAGCACTAATAGCTGACATTTGATTTAATTTTTCAGCCAGCTCTGGGTTTTCGGCTAAGTGATACATGATCTTAGGGCCTACATCGCTCTCATAAAGCGCAGCCTTAATCTCATCACTTACGATAACTTCGCTGGATTGAACCATATCATCAAAATCAGGCAATTCAGCCTTAACTTCCTCAATTCGCTTGCTCCAGGCTTTCATTTGCTCTGCCTGTTGCGCTTGAATTTTGGCTTCAGCTTCTGCCTTTTTCATGTCTGCAATAGCCTTCTCAGCCGACCATTCGCTTAATGCCTCTGCATATTCAAAAGCATCATTAAACTGGCTTGGCTGTGGCTTTTCTGATAAACCATCAGATTCCTGTTGAACAGGGGCTGATTGTTGCTCATATTGCCGTAAACGCTCTTTAAGCTCTCTAGCCTCATTTGCTGCTGCTTCAGCTTTCGCCTCTGCTTCAGCTCTGCGCTTAGTTAACTCAGAAAAACGCTTTTCAAGTTTCGGATTTGGTTTCCGATCTTCTGTTGGAGTTGCCTCTTTATCAGCATCATCTGATCCACTCTCACCTTCAGCGTTGGCTGGCTCTGCTGGAGTTTCCTCAACAGCAGCCTCAGTTGGCGCTTCTTCAGTAGCTAGACCTAGTTTTTGTGCATAAAATTCGGCTGCATTTTCGCTAGTCAATACTTGAGTTCTTGACTGTTCTTGTGTTGCTTCTACTGCTTGTGCTTCTGACATGGACTTGCTCCAAGAATAAACCCAATGAATCCATTGGTAGATACTTCAATATTAATACTGTTTTGCACATTTAACAACTTATTGCATCAATGGGTTTTGCTCATCGTCAATATCCATTGCTGCCGTTGTTGCATATCCAGCTTGTTCTAAGTTCCTGCGCTCAATTTCACGCTCTAAACGAGCTGTATCCATGTTATGCAGCAAGAGCTGAACAATTGCATCAATTTCTGTCTTATTCTGGCTAGTAACAGCACGAGTATTTTGGTCATTGACCTTAACTTCAGCCATTGTTTCAGTATTGTGCGCTCTAGCCGTAACATCCATGAGTTTGCGATTGGTGCTGGCATCTTCCTTGATTTGAACCGCTTGAAGATTGTATTTTTGCTCCAAAGCCATTGCTTGCATTTGCTGTTGCATATCTTGAACGGCTTTTTCTGCTTGCATCAGCTTCATTTGGATCTCTGGAGGAATGTCCGATTTCTCATCAATCTTAGCCAATGGGTTAATTGCTGCCAAGCGATCCGCAATAATGTCTGCGCCTGGGAAGTCCATATTACGGAACACCAGATCGCCAGCCACATTAAATAGCTCTTGATTGCCCTGAATTAAAGGCATCATGGAGTTAACAGCCTCAAGGCGCTTAGAGTTGTAGCCAGGGCCTGTGTCCATAACCACATCGTATTGACCAACAGTAACATTGTTCAAAACTTCGCCAATTTCATTGCGCTGGTTAATCGTAACCATTTCAGGTCTGCCATCTTCACCAATAATACGCATTACACGCTCTGTGTCGTAAATATGAGGAATCAAATCAAGGATGATTTTTCCTGTCATACGAATAGAGCGAGTTAAATTGTCAAAATAATGGAAGTTGGTAAGGTCAATTTGCTGCTGCTGACCCAATAAAGCCTTGCCAGATAGATTGCCAGTCATTTGCTGCTGGGCATCGTAAACGCCCAAAACAGCCTGTAAATCTTGGCTTATCTGCTCACTAGCCGACAAAATGCCAGCAGGAGGAGGCTCTGGCTGTAAACGCTGTGGAACAGGCGCATCACGACCATCAATATCAGTTTGCTTGTATTTGAGATAAGGGAAAGATTTGGTGTTTGCTTGCGCCCACTCGCTTTCATGCCCCTCATCCTGACCTTCTGCCAATAGCCATTTAGCTTTGGGAGCAAGGGCAACAGATTCTGTAATGGATGTTTGCCAGAAGTTAAACATACGCTGTGGATCTTTCGCCATGCGAGTAAGACCAAACTTCTTGCGCTTTCCATCAACTACTACTTGCTGACCATAAACAGGCACAACTGGAATATATTTGCCAGGCCATGTGCGCTCCTCAAGGATCTCACAAGCCGTCATCTTGCACCATTTGACCATTTTGCGAACTGTTTCACGCTCATCAATAATGGTAATTCCAGCCTCTAGCATTGCCTGTTCATTAGGCAAATCTTCCTTATAAACGCTAGTGCCATCGGAAAGCATACAGAGCTTAGTTCTTTGGCGATCAATGTAGAAATATTCAGCAACTCGAATATCTTCTTTTTGAATCCATTCAGAATCAATATCGCCAGTTCCACGCATGGTGAAATTCATTTCATCAGCATTTGGATAGAGCTTTCTGAACTCCTCCTTGCTAATCATTTCAGTAATCAGGCACTTTTCCTGATCTGAGCCGTCTGGCAATACAGAATTAGGATCAAAATAAACTGTGAATGGGTTAACTATCTGGCGAATGTAGATTTCTTGGTCAAAACTATCATCTCTTGCATAGTCTGTAACGATGCGCCAATAGCCCCAGCCCATACGAACTTGGAAATCTGAGGCATTGTCATAAGCCTGATCTGCATCAGAATTGACTTCAATATGACGGCAAATGCCTGTGATAATGTCTGCGACCTTCTCATCAGATTCATTATTCATGCCATGAACCTTGATTCTAGGTCTTTGCTGGCGAATCTGATTGGTTACTTGGCGAATATACGCATCAACTTTATTGATGGTTAGGCAAGGTCTAGCCTCTAAAGTTCTACTGTTTTGAATCTCAACAGGCCATTGATCTCCTGCTGAAAACTTTAAATCTTCCTGACCTTCGGAACGATTATTGGAATCTGCTTGATTCGCAAATTGCAAAAACTTCTTAGCATCATCAATTATTGATTCAGCTTCTTCAGTTGTATAAGGCATAGTTATCCCATCCAGCCAGCAGGAACAGAGTAAACAGCCTTGGATTTGACTGGTTTTCTCGGTTCATTAATCATTAAGCCAATATACCTAAATGCGTCTGCTCCATGCGAATAATTGTCATGCAAAGGGGTTTTGCTAAACATTTTCGTATCTGGATCAACATCATATCGGTAATGTCTTAGGCATTGTAATCCTTGATGCGTATTTTCTCTATCAAAATAACACTTAGCAAAAATTGTTCTTGCTGCGTTAATGCTATCTGTTACTGGCACTCTTGGCAAGATTCTGACATTCATTCCTGTGGCCCTGACAATTTCCTCAATGGATTTGCCAGTTCCTAGGTTCTTGGCAGCAGCATCATGGGGAAGCCATAAAGTGTCATAGACATAGTTAAACTTCTGCATTTCAGCCAAATACCAGCTAATTGTCTGCTGACTGTTTTCAATATATCGAATAAGTCTAGTTTCCATGCCAATAAACTGCACAAACCAAATGGCAGTTGAATCTGACCATCCAAGGTCAAATACAGCATGGACTGGCTTGATTGGATCATATGGAACTCTGGTAATTCTGCCATCCATTTCGGCAGCCACCATTTCTTTAGCAAAGATCGCTCCATCAACAGTCTGACGGCAAACCCCTTCCCAAACTGTGTTGTAGGCTTCACGATCTCTGGCGTAAAGCGCATCCTTTTCCAGCCTAAGAGTTTCAGGAAACCAAGGATTATCTGACCAGTTAATCTTTTGGACTATTGCTCCGTCTGGCGGATTAACCACAAATCTTTGGAATGTTTCATCAGTTTCCAGCTCTGGATTGAAGGAAACCCATATTTCTGAGCCTTCTTTACGGATTGTGGGAATCAGCACATTCCAGCTTAATTTGGATGTGGTTTGCGCCTCCTCCACCCAGCAAATATCCACGCCCTCAAAGGATTTAATGTTGGAAACATTGTTTTTGAGGCCAACAAAGTTAAATTCTGAGCCGTTTTTGCCTCGAATGGTGTTTTGAGTGATCTCATAGAAATCCTCAAGCCCCATTGCAAATATCTGATCGCTTAACAGCTTATGAACAGAATCCTTAATGGAAGTCTGAAATTCCCTGGCACATAGAACTCTTGTTGGTTTTTGTGCAGCAATAATAAGCAAAGCCCTGGCTATTCCCCAAGACTTTGCGCCTCCTCGACCACCATATAAAACTTTGTATCTTGCCTTGTCAAAAAGGATTGAGAGCTTCTGAGGAAACTCTGCTTTGGCAATGGCTTGTTGGACTACATCACTCACTTGGTTTGACAAAAGTTACTTGGATTCCAGTAATGGCAGTTCCATCAGGATTCTCAATAGAAGTTGCCTGTAATGGCTTTCCATCCATCCGATCCATGATTTCTTTTACCGCCCAAGGCTCACCTTCTTGAGCTGCATCAACTAATTTCTCAGCAATAGCCCTGAGTTTCAGAGCATCGTTTTGCACAAGGACTTTACGCAACTCTCCATAAAAGAGCTTGCCCTTTCTTGCATTGTCATTGCCCATCATCTTCTGGGAGCGAGAAATGTCTGATTCAGTTGTCATGTCTTTGAATTATCTGCCTATTTTTTAAGCACTCATGCCTAATATTTAAGCACAATCCTTATTCATTTGCCATACTGTCTGAATTAGCTTGTGCCTCATCTACATCAGCCTGAACTTGTGGGCTGTTCTTGATGTTGGAAACAATATCAGCCTGTTGCTGTGGAGTTAACTGGCTTTGGAGCTGAACCACGATTGGGTTACATACTTTTCCAGGAAGCTCATGCAATCCCTGAAAAATGGTATTAATTTGCTCTGCGTTTAGGATCAATACAAAGTTTTTGTTCATTTTATTTCCTTGTTAGGTGGGTTACTTGCCTGAGAAAGCATACTTACTGGCCTTTCTATATAAAAGGCTTTCACCCATTGTTCATTTAGACTTCTTTGTTGTTTTCTTAGCTGCTTCACGCTTTACTGCATAAGCAATGGCAACAGCCTGTTTAACTGGTTTTCCGCCTTCTTTGATCTCTTTGGCTACATTAGATTTGAAGGCTGCTTTACTGGTTGATTTAGTTAACGGCATTATTTACATCCCCAATTCTTTAATGATGCTTTGGCTCTTTCTGCTGGGCCTTTGGCATTCTTTACTACGCCTTCCATCCTGGCGCAAAAACTCTTTTTACGACCCTCATCGGCTTTGGTTTTAGGATTTGGCGCAGGAGGCTTTAAATTGGCATTGTTCTTGGCGTTATATTCAGCCCTGCCTTTGGCAGTCATCCCAGCGCCTTTTTCTGTTGGATTGTAGGTTTTGTCCTTCCCAGTTGTTTTATGTGGGATGGGTTTGTCATGTTTTTTAGTAGCCATTATTTAGCCTTTTTTGCTGTTTTAGCTGCCTGTTTGAATGCTGCTGCTGTTGGAGCGCCTTTTGTGCCAGGCTTACGCATCGTTTCCACTTTGCCTCCAGCAGCCTTTTGTTTTTCAATACGCTCTTGTTTTGCATGGATATTGGCATATAAGCCAGGTTTAGTTGCCATCTTTTTCTCCTTTTGCTTGGGAAGTTCGCCTTTGGTTACAACAGTTGCTTGCTTATAAAGCCTAGGTCTTTTCTTTGGCTTTGCCTTTTCTATGGCTTGTTCATAAATCCGATTGGCTTCTAAAGCTCTGCGTTGCATATCCTTTAATTCTGGAGGATAAACAAACAGCTCTTTGATCCAATTTGCTAATTTTTTAAGCATTTTCCCTCCAGCAAATATCTTGCCATGACATAAGAAGGCATTTTTCGCCTTCATGCTCTACTTCTGTAAATTTTAAGTATTCGTCTTTGGCATCTTTGCCCATAGTTCCAAAGCGCACATAATCGCCAACTTGGACTGGCATTTCCTCACGCCTTCCATTGATTACACGCCCAGGGCCTACTGCCACAACTGTTCCCATGTTGTAGTTTTCTTTGTTATCTACAATCAAAATGGTAGAAAGCTGGCGCACATCAGGCTTGACAATGATTTTGTCTTTTAATGGGATCAGCTTCATTTCTTTGGCCTTCCACGCTTTTTAGGAGGCTCTGGAGTTGGCTCTGCTGTAATGGCTTCAGCCATATTGACCATAGCATCCGTATTGATGTCATAAACAGCTTCTGGAGCTATTTCTTGAACTTTTGGTTCGCTCCAAATGACCTTAAACCCTGTGTCAACAGGATGAGCTGGCACTTCAAAAGCAGCATTTTCTGAGGCAGAGTATTCTCCGCACCAGTCATTCTTGTGCTTATTCTCGGTTTTTGGGAATCTTTTACAGCTCCCAATCGTTAAACCACCAATAAAAAATTTACAGTATTGGCAAGTTAACTTAGTATTTGTTTCAGCCACTTCAACTCCTCTTTAGTTGATGTTGGTTAGAAAGCCCCTAGACCCTTCACGCTAGGGGTTTTCGCTTTTAAATTACCACTTATCGCCAGTTGTGCGCTTGTGTTCGTAACAAACACCTTCTGTGCGACCAGTATTAAATTGCTTGTCTTTGCCAACAGAATCTTCCATTCCCATAGCGACACCGCCACGAATGCCTTCTTTACGCTCACCTGACATATCAGCCTTGTTAGCGCCTTTTGGCATAACACCGCCTGTGCGAAGGGGAATGCCTTTCATTGAATCCATTTTGCCCATGATTTTTCCTTTAGGGTTGGTTAAAACTGGTTTAATAATACAACGATTTTAATACTTTCAACGACTTTTTTG